CCGGATTCCTCGCCCCAGGCCCGTATGGTCTCTTCCAATAACTCAAAGCCTTCCTTGGCCTGTTCGATCCCAACCCCGGCCAGTTCGCGATACGCCTGATCCAGCACCTCGGCTTCCAGCCCGATGGACTCCAGCGCAAACTGAATCTCACTGGTCGCTCGGTTGAGGCGGCGTGTGGCTTTCTCGGCCTCCGATAACCCGCCCGCGTAGCGCCTGATACTCCGGTCCGTTTTCTCGGTTGCGGTGCCAACCCCGTTTATGCCCTCATCAAGATCGCCTATGGCATCGTTGAAATCTTCAGTGGCAATCGTGGAATAGTAGAGTTCGTTCTGGGCGTTTTTCAGCGAGCGCTGAAGCTCCATTACCTCTGCGGTGGCATCACCCACGGACAGGCCAGCCTTGACCAGCCCCACGTAGAGAATCTCAAGCTGCTCGTTGACCGTTGGCATCGTCGCTTTGGCGAGCGTGTCGAAGATGCGATCAGAGATCTCGTTTTCAACATTCAGATTCCGCAGCGCTTCTTCAGCCGCGTGAATTGCATCTACATGGGCCGCCCGTGCTGCCGCCAGTTCTTCCTCTGCGGCCCTGGCCCGTTGTGCCGCATCTTCGGCTTCCACCTGGGCGATGGTCATCTGGCGGGTGGCATCCATCGCATCCGCCGTGGCCGTGGCGTTGACGGCAAAGGCCTCACTCGCGCCGTCAAGCTTATCGGAATAAAGCTGCACAGCCTGGCCTGCCGATGTCGTGATACCGATAGCGTCGGTAATGCCCTGGGTCATGCCCTGGATCGTGCTGCCCAGGTTGCTGAAGGTATCGCCCAATCCATCACTGAGCTTGCCCCACCAGCCGAACATCTCGCCGATCTTGGCTACGCCGATAACAAGCAATGCCACTGCTGCCACAACTGCTGCAACGGTGAACGCTGTGGCCAGACCCGCCGCCGTTACTTTCGCGAATCCGGCGATCACGCCCGGTATGGCCGTGCTGTTCATAAACAGCATCGTGGTAGCCAGTACCTGGAACGACGTCACCACTGGCTTGAGCGCAATTGACATCAACCCCAGCGCCCCTGCCAATACGCCGAACTTCGCGATGTTGTCCCGCAACTGGGGATTCATGTCGGTGATGAACTCCAGCAGCTTGTTCACATGCGGCAGCAGCTTGGTCCCCAGTTCAATGCCCATGATTTTCGCCTGGTTGGTCATCTTCTCGAACTGGCGGCTGGTGCTTTTTTCCATTTCCTCAAAGGCTTTTTGAGCCGCACCCCCAGCCTCGCCCATGTTGTCCACGTTCTTAGCAAAGGCTTTGGCGTTGTCACCGGTGATGCCGAGAATGGCCTGCACGCCCTCGATACTGCCCAACAGCGCCGTCATCTCCGATATGGAGCCGCCCGTGGCATCGGTCACAATCCTGGCAGCCCCCGCGAGTCCCAGTTGGCTGACCGCCAGTTCGCCGGACTCGAACCCCTGCCGCCTGAAGATTTGCGTGAGGTCATCGCTGGGCTTGGTTAGCCCCTGGATGGCGGCCCGTAGCTGCGTTGTGGCGACGGTGGTGGGCGTACCCTGGGCTGTGATGGTCGCCATTGCTGCCGATATTTCTTCAAACGAAACGCCCGCAGCGTTGGCGAGCGGAGCCACGTTGAATAGCGCCCCTGACAGTTGGGCAAAGTCGGTCTTCCCGGCCTTAACGGTCTGAAACATGATGTCGGCAGCCTGTTGTGCGTCGATGTTCTCCCCTGCAAACGCATTCATAACGGTTGTGAGGCCATCAACCGCCGTCTCGGTATCGGTTACGCCCCCAATCGCGGCCTTGGATGCGATCTCCAGAAATTCAAGGGCGCTTTGACCGGCAGGAACACCGGCGCTGATCGCCTGGTAGAGCGCACCCGTAGCTTCTACCGCATCAATCCCCAGCGACTTGGATAGATCCAACACATCCTGTTTGACGGCATCCAGGTTCTCGGACACCTCGGGCGTCAGGGTGGCGACCTCCCGCATACCCTTGTCGAAATCCGAGGCCATCTTGATCGACGCCCCAGCCACCCCAATGGCGGCCACCCCCACGAGGTTCAGCGCCTTGGTTGCCTTGCCCAGAGTCTTGCTGGCGTTGTCCTTGGCATTGATCAGGATTTGCAGTTCAGATTTGCCCACCGCCATCAGGGGTTCTTGCTCCTTGCGTCACGCTTGGCCCAGCGTTCCTCGGTCTTCTGGTGTTCCGTTTCTGCCTTCATCACCATGAGCCAGCCATCAATGACCGCCGCAGGGGTTCGGCAGAACTCCCGCCAGGACACGTTCATACGCTGGCACAGCAGCAACGGCATCAGTTCCTGCGGCCATCCGGCGCTCCCGAGGTAATGGCTTCGGAGCGCCCGTTCAACTTTCCCGCTTCTTCTTCAGACCAGCAATTGAGCCGAATGATTTCTCGGCCCAGCCACTTGGCGGTTCGGTCATCCAGCATGGCCTTGTTCTGTTCGGTCAGTTCCTGTTCATAGGACCACGTAGCCAGTCCGTATTTGAGCAGGGTGCCGAGATCGTATTCATCCAGCGGATCGTCAGACGTGGGTATCGCGGTGGCATCGCTAGCCCGCTGCGGTAGCGCGGCCATGATCTCGGGGTCAATCCCTTCCATCACCGCGAATGACCGCCGCGTCTTTGCCAGTTCCGCTTCATCCCGCTCAGGCCACGCCAGAAGCCGAAGGCCAAAGCTGGCCCCAGGCTCCCAGGGTGGCGAGACTTCAACCGGATGCTCATGGTTAATCAGTGCCATTTGTTCCTCCTTGAAATGGCTAAGCCGGAAAGCTGGAAAGCGCATTTTGGACGAGATAGTTCACATCGACCGCACCCGTCGGATCGTACTGACTGACCAGGTGCAATGACACGACCGAGTTGCCGTCACGATCTGCGCCCAAATCCTGCATCGAATCATCCGCATGAACGAATGACCCGCGTACCTTGATCTCGTGGTTCAGGCTAGCGTCAGGCGATCCAAACGCATCCCCCTGCAGCTTGAGTTCAATGAACCGCTTGCTGCCCAGAGCCTTGGCCGCCAGTTCTGTCTCGTACAGGTTAGACCCACCCGTGTCGAAGGTGGCCTGTATCACCAGGTCCGTGGTCCGCGTTTGCGGTTCAACCCCAGCGAAGTCCAGCGCATCTCGGTTCTGGAGATAGTACTGGGGCATCACAAAGGCCGATTGGCCTAGAGTGAAGCCGTATATTTGCCCAGAGATCGTGGTGTTGCCCACGTTCGCCCACGTGGTGTCAAGGCTCATCTGCCAGCGCAGGTTCGATGCGAACTCCACGGCTGGAAGCGCGATGCCACTGGTGTACGTTGACTGCACACTCTTTCGGGCGTCCATATCCCATGTGATCTGCGGCAGGGCGTCCACCCCACCCGTGATCTCGAAGCTGGTGGTCACGCCGAACGGAGCCTCGATCTCCTGCTTGGTTGATCCATCATCCACCACCATCTCGATGGTGTACGGGTCAACACTGGGCGCAGTCTGGGATGGCGCGAACGTCCACAGGCGGGCTTCGCCTGTGCCTGGCGTGGATGGCGTTACCCCACCCTTGACCCCACTGAGAAGAGGCAGCAGCACAGAATTAAAATCCAGATCACTACTTATGCTTAATTGCGATGCCTCACGGGTGATCACGGGCGATGTCGCGGACCTGGATAGGACGCCGCTCAGTTGCCCCTCGAACATCTCCTGGGTCTGCATGTGGCGATAGGTGCCACTCTTGGTCAATATGCGCCGTGTGGCGGCCACAGCCACGCCGTCGGTCGATTCCTTGCCCACCTGGATGAGCGTAAGGGGTTGTACTCCAGCAGCCATTACTTATCTCCTGCGGCTTGTTTCTTAGCCGATTCTTTCTTGTACAGGTCGGACGCTTCCACAGCCTCCTGTATACCTAATTCCTTGACCTCTTTATCGCTGAGGTCACGCGCCGGAACGCCAGGGATAAACGCCCCTTTGCCCACGTATGTCCAAGCCATCAAAACCTCCTTATCAGGTGATGGATACCGCCGCTTTTAGCTCTATATCTAGCAACAAGTCGAGGCCGATGTAGTCAACGCCTGCCCACGACAACACGCCCAGCGTGGGGTCACTGCCCCGCAGGATGCTCTGGTTCACGGCCCCATCCAGCGTTACGTCAGCGTTCTGGGCCGTGATGATGGCGTTCATGTAACTGGATGCAATGTCAGCCGCTCGGTCCTGGTCGGAATCGTGAACAATCAACTGCATCCGTATGGTGTAGAACAAGATCCGCAGTGAGATGTCCAGTTCCTGGCTGGTCAGGGTCCAGGTATTGAGGAAGCAGGGCGTGTCAGGCAGCGCCGAACTCATCGGTGGGGTGTATTTGTACGCCCGCTTAATGCTGCTGCTCACGGGGGCGGTGATGCTCAAGCCTTCCTGTAGGGTCACCAGGTTGGTCAAGGCGGTTCGGATATCAGCCATCAGCCGACCCACCCGCTGCCAAACCGCTCGGCCACTTTCTTTTCCAGCAGTTTCATCTGGAACGGCATCTTGATCATGATGGCTTGATGGGCCGCCTTCATAAAGAATCGGCCCTTGATGCCGCGCCGTGCGATGGCTCGGGCCACCACAAAGGCCAGGTTCGGGTTGCCCAGCTTGCGCCGCGCCCAGCCACGCAAAGCGTTCGGTGGTGGCATCCGCGCCCCTTTACGCCGTCCGAACTCCACCGGCACGGCATACGCCTTGTTCGAGAATATGCGGGCGCTCATCGGCCGGGCATCACTGTGGATGCTGCGCCGCAATGCCCCCGTATCGCGGGGCGCTCGTTGCTTGGCGGTGCGTTCCCCGATGGCCGCAATGGTCTGAAACATCTCAGCCATCGGCTCACGGTAGATTTGCGGCACCAGTTTGCGCTTCAGGGAATCCAGCCCTGTCATGTCGATGTCGTACTTCATTAGAACAGGGACCGTTTCGCGTACACGTTCATCAGGGCGCTGACGATCTCCTGGGCCTGTCGGCTCGTTTCCAGGGTTGTCTCGGTGCCGATGTTGACGCTACGGGTGGCCCGTGGTGTCTCAAGGCGCAGGATGCCGGTCAGTTGCACGCAGGCCCGCTCAATCGCTGACGGCACACTGGGCCAGCCGAACTTCCCCTTCACCTCTACGCGATGATTCCCCCATGAATCCTTGGTGGACCAGGATGGGATGAACAGTTCCATATAGGGGCCAGGTTCCGGCCCATCCGCTGCGTTACGTGGCAGCAGTTCATAGTCTGTGGACGCCCAGGCATCCTCATCAGAGAAGCTGCCATCATCATCGGTGTCCACCTTGATGTGGTTGACCGACACCAGGTCATCAATGAACAGGGACTTGGGTTGATTGGAATATTGGGTGGTCTGGTAGACCCGCTCAACATTGGCCGCGTCGGTGGTAAAGAACCGCCCGAGCTTGCGTTCCATGTAGCGGCTGACGGCGGTGAGGTCACTGAGAATCTCGGCATCCTCAGCCGTGTCGGACTTGTCGAGCATGGCGCGGTAGGTGGCCGCGCTTGCGTATGCGTCTGTTACTGCCACTTGCTAGCTCCCGCGTAGGCGTTAAAGCCAGCAACCGACGTGCAGGGAGGAACTCTACACGCCGGTTACTGGAAAGGTTCGAATAGCAACCATCTCAGGCCGCTGACGTCTCTGCGATATAAACCAACACGTCACCCGTGGCATCGCATATGCGATAGAGCAGGTTCAGGTTCGAGATGTACAGGGTGACTTCTTCCCCTGCATCAAGCTGAAGGCCCGTCGTCGCGTCAGTGCTGCCGTCTTTTTTGGTGACCCCACTTCCCCCCAGGTAGACGAATGTGGGGTTCGCAGCCTCGGCTTTTAGCGTGACCCGGTTACAGGCAATGTCCGGCAACTGGGTAGCACTGGTGACGCCTACTAGCTCACCCGAAACGATCTTGGTGTTCAGTATCGCCATGATCTATGTAAACGCTATAACGTCGGACACGCTGATAAGACCATTCGGAAGCAGGATGACGAGGTACACGTTTCGCGCACCGGAATGCGTCATCGTGATTTGGCAACTGCCGCTGTCATTGGTCTGCCATCGTGCGGCCTTCCCAGTGACGATCTGGTAGTGCAAATTACCGTCCCCTCCGTCTGCCCAGTCACCCGATAGCGCCGTGCCGGTCATGCCTTCGCCATCGCTGGCTTCGGACAGGTACGCCTCGAACGTGATCGGAAGTGGCAGGGCCGTGCTGTATCCCAGGATCTCGGCCTTCACCGTGATCGCGTTGGCCGATTCCGTGCCTATCGTGTAGGTGACATCGTTCCACCCAGGAACGGCAGCACCAGCCGCCTGAGCCGCTGTGGTCATTTCTATGACTGCCATTTATTTCTTCTTTCTCGGTCGGCCCCGCTTGCGGGGTTTGGGTTCGGCCTCGGCCTTCGCCTCAGCTCGCTTTGGTTTCGGTTTCGATTCCTGGACGCTGGCATCCAGTTGGGCAGCCACGCCAAGAGCCTGTACGTCAGCAGCCTTGAGCGTTCGACCGGCATCTGCCAGTAAACGCCCGTCCTGCTGGCCGGACTCCCCAATCAGGGAACCATCGTCGGCCACTACCACCCGTTCATCGAATGTGTACGTGCGCTTCGATCCGCTTCCCTTGATTTCGACTCTCAGCATGTGGCTACCCTCCTGAATTCTTAGACGCCGGTCACGGTTGCAAGAGCGCTGGCTCGGAACCAGGCAATAGCAACCCGCATGGTGGCTCTAATCGTAACTTCGCCCTCGGTGAACTGGGTTCCCGTCCAGCCAGTCTCGATGTCAACGCCACGTCGAACGAACAACCCTGCATAACCCTGAAGGTCACCCATGCTGATCGTGTTCTCGGTGGCAGCGGTTGTTTCAGTGACCGGAATCCCGAACACTGACACAGGGGCTGCAACGGCTGGCGAGCCGTAGATGTACTGGCCGTTCGCATCGCGAAGCAATCGGATGGCCTCCCAGTCCGATGGATGCACGAACACGGCTGTGGGGTTCGCAAACCCAACAGCGCGGCACTTGCGGATCGACTTGTAGATGGCGTCGGGCGTCGGGTCCGAACCCTTGGCCGTGGTGTTGATGCCTGTGACCGAGTTCAGCCCTTCAAGGTTCGGGGCGGTGCCGTTCCCTACCAGCAACTGGCTGTCGAGACGTGCGCGGAGCATATAGCTGAGGCGCTGGTTGATGTAGTCCCGAACACCGGACACATCGGCAAGCTGCTCATCCGTCACCGGCAACGCAACCGCGATCTTGCGAACCGTGCTGGTTGTCTCGGTTAGGGCCAGGGCTGCTTCGCCGAACGCTGCGCCCTCGGCGGCTTCGGCGGCGTTGTTCGTCATCGTGCTTTCGAGCATATAAACTACCGCTGACTGCTCCGTCTGGAAGAACGGAATCTGGTCAGCAACGGCGATGGGCCGCTGGGCCGACAGGATGGCATCCGACAATCGAAGATTTTCAGGCGCCCATCCAGCGGATGTCGTCATCAGGGTCTTCAACTCGTGGGCGTCCAGGTCCATTGTGGATGTCTGGCTGCCACCGTTGCGGTAGGACTTGTAAGCCTCAGACTCAACGTAGAAGTCACCGAACCCCTTGAGGCGTTGTGGGCCTTCGGGCTGTGGTGGCGTCCAGACCGGCTCTGTGCGCTCAGCCTGAAGCTTCTTCATGTTCTCGTGCTGCTTGGTGGCCTGTCGCTGTTCGTGGACCCATTCGCCGAGGTCATGGACTTCAGCGTTCAGGTTCTGGACATGCTCGGCCACTTCGTGCGGCTCACATGGCTTCCCACCCAGGGACTTGATCCTGCTGTAGTCGTACTGGTCGCCATCCTTGGCTTCCGCAAACAGGGCGGCTACCTCGTCAGTCTTGGCGCTGTATTTCTCGCTACCTTCGCGGAGGCTAGGCGGCGGGGTGAAATTGTCAGAAGGCATATCTACTCCTGCCCGTATTGGGCAATGGTGTTCTGGAACGCCGCGACATCGGTCAGGGCATCCCAGGTGTTGGTTCTCGGCTTTGGCTCGGTGCTGGTCAGTAGATCATTGAGGTCAGTTATCACCGCCCCCATGGATTCCACCAGTTGGCCCAGCCGCTTCCGATTGGCCGCTGATAAGGCGCGGCCTTCCTTGAGGCGTAGTTCAGCAAGCAGAGCCACGCGCTCCCTATAGGCATCAATGGCGGTAAGCGCCAGATCG